TACGTCTTGCGACGTTTCGGAATGCTTGCGGTATAGCGTTGCGCGATTTGCTAGGCTTTCGGTGGTTTGCCGGCTCTTTTGCACGTAATCTCCAAAATCCACAAAGGCCGTCCTTGTTTCGGCGTTATGTCTATTTTGCGAGGCGGTTTTGATTCCCCACTTCAAGGCGTGCTTTTCAAGGTGCGGGAATGATTCCCAAAATGATGCGCGGCTTTGTTTCTTGTTTGTCATGGTCTTGTGATGTTTTGGGCTATCGTGCATGCTTGGCAATGAGTCTTGCAGCTTGCGACAAGGCGCGGGACTGGCAATCTAGCCATGACTCACGGGCATTCGGGGAAAGCTCTCCGCCTTTATTGCGTTTGAATTCTGACGGTGTGGCAAGTCTTTCCGCAATTTCGGCGTCGTAAATAAGCGAGCATCCGCCGTAAGAATACGCTGACCAATTCTCCGCGCCGTTCAACAAGGCTGCTTCAGTATAATCCCCTTCAAGCGATTCAAGGAGTTCCAACGCATAAAGCTTCACGCCTTTCTTCCAAGCGCTTGCTGGCGTTGTGGCGGAGATACTGGCGGAGATTTCAGAAACGGTTGCCGTTTTCATAGTTTGATTTGTTTTGATTTGATTTGATACCCTGCATCGCGGGCCACGCTTGAATATGTAAAGATTGCCGATAAAATGACGATAAGCGAGAGAAAAAACAAAGAATCTTCTAACCGTTCACTTTGCTTCCGTATTTCTCAATGATAGCCTTTGCCGTAGCGTTTGGGGAGTCCATCCAATCCGCCAATTCCACGGAATGAGAGAAGAAACGCAAAGCGCCGGGCATAATCCCTGAAATCGTCCACTCGTCATTCTTGTATGGCGAAAGTTGAATTCCAGAAAAGCCGTGAATTGCCAGCTTTCGCGCAAAATAGCTCTTAGCCTTAGACGCGTGCGCCAATACTTCCGCCGCTGTCTCAACTCCAAGGAATTTAGCTGCTTCTTTCATCATCTCCTTTAGTGTTTTTGTGTTGGTCCTCATATTTTCAAGCTGTCAGAATTGTGTAGAAAAGACCGAAACCGCCAAGGAAGGCAGCGATTCCAAGGAGAATTGCCGGGGCTTTTCTCCCAAATATCAGGGAAAGACCTACAAGGGAAACGATTGCGAGAATGAAGAGATTTGAGTTCATTGCATACCCCCTTCCAGTGACATTAGGATCTTTTCTTGTGAGTCGATCACATTGTCCAGATCTTCGATTGCTAACCATCCGCAATCTTTCCCGCCGTCCGCTCGCCATTTAGCGACAAGCATTCCCCTTTCGATGTTCAATCCCTGAATGAACTTTACCATTGCCGATAGAGTAGCGTCATGGCTGGCCGAGTAACAAAGTGCCTTTTGTCCTTTTACGTCTGAATTACTCATGGTCTTGTCAATTAGTGGGTTTGATAGTCGCAGATTTCAATCCGGCAAATCGCGATATCTGATGATTTAATCATTGGATATTCTCCGCCCGAATCGTTTTCAGAATTAAGCTTGGAGGCAACCATACGCGAGGCTCCCCGATAGGTTGGAGATTTTGCAGAGTATGCGCGGATGAATGACATGTTACGTTCTGTGTTGCCGCCGATAAATGTAATAGTAAGTAGTGTTTTCATTATTTCTTTAGTATTGCGAGGGATTGGACCTCGCTTGTTTTTAAGCGATTTCTTGAATAAATTTGACTATTTCTTTTCGCTCTTTTAGCTCTTCAAGGTTTTGAACCTCGCCTAATGCAGCGCGAATAAAATCCTCAATAGTCTTTGAGTCTGATTTGCTAATTCTTCCCGCATCGATCAATTGTGCGAGACTGTAATTAGTCCAATTCTTGCAATCCATTGCAGCGGCGGCTTTTTCTTTGATTGTTTTCATCGTTGTTGTTTGTGTGAGTGAGTATTGCAGGGGATCGAACACTGCTTGGAGATTAGGACTGAAGAGTTGCCAAGAATTCTTTGCCCTTTTCGGAAATCTCTTCTACCCAAGATTGGACTGGCCCATTTTCGAGGTAACCAGCTTGTTTCAGTGCGTGAAGTGAATTGCAGAAATTCTTTGGTGTTTCAGTCCCTACAGGAAACTTCCCGTCTGAATCTCTGGACGAGTAGCAAACAAGAGCGGCGATTTGGAGTGGAGTAGGAGTTTTCATCGTTGTTTTGAGGTTTGGTTGTAGGAGTCGCTTCGTGCAACTGGACGTAACCTGCATTACCCCAACCACAATGTCGATAACTATTTCACAATTCCCTAAAATAATCACCCAGCAACCAGCAAACCCACTACCTACGCACTAATTGCAGCGATGCTCCTCGCGCCAGCGTCCAAGGAAAGTAAGAACCTCAAGAGGAAAGAACCAAGCTCACAACCCAAGCTAGCTACCTTATAGTCTCTAGCCTATTGTTTCATGGTATTATGAAGATCAAGCCAAGCTCAGAGCCTAAGGACAAAGGACAATGCAAACGGTCATAGAATGAAAGCAGTCATAAAATCCATTCCCCATCGCCAATAAATAAACCTAACGCGTATGCTATCCCTAGGCTTGAGTATCCTGTGCAATCTCCGCGTCGCTACGATATACGATAAGTGAGCTAGGGGTTAATGCGAATCAATGGCTTGGCAGGCTTGTTCAATCTTCGCTTCGCTTCGATATGGTCTTGAGCCAACGTGCTTCCTTCCGTACTAACATCGGCTTGTCTCTTTCTTGCTTCCTGCAAGGATTATACCTAACATCGTCGAAACTGGTCAACCTTTTTCTTTTTCCACAATTTATCCACAATTGCACCACGATTGATTCTGAGGCGTTTGCATCGATTATGGGGCTGACTAGCGGGCGGACAATTCAAAGCTCTTTTCATCTATCACCTCCCTAACATGGCACTTGGCATGGGGAATGAACGGACGCAATGAAGTGGCTAATGCAAGCGGCATGCGGTAACAAGATCGACGGAAAGATCGACGGTTGGACAGATGATTTAAACGAGCAATTCAAACGATCGTTTAAACAATACATTAGTGGGACGGTAAGGTTAAGGCGCAATACATTAGCGGGGAACTAAGGTATGGGGGCGGGGGGGTTACGCTAGAGCGTCAGGTGCAACGCCGGAACGAAAAGGTTGCCAGACAAAAAATGCGTAAAGGGGGCCTATAACGATATGCTTGACAATATGCTATAATATAGTAGCTTGTGCTGGAACTGGCGTGTTCTGCGTTGGTGATACTTTATATTATTATGGCTAGTTCTATTAGTTACGACCTTCAAGGCCAAGGTGGAGGCATTGTGCTTTCGTCTGCTGCCACTACGTATACTGGTAACATCCGGTGGATTCAGGTTGTGAATGACGCTGTGCTGTCCACTGTGGCGAGTGCGTCTGGGAACATCACTGGAGCATCGCGGTTGCAGACCATCACCTTGCCTGCTGGCTTGGGTATTGGAGGTAACTTCAGTTCCGTGGTGCTTACGTCCGGTGTGGTTATCGTTTACTACGTTTAATGTCCCAGTTTGCCCAGAGTGGTGAGGCTAGTGGTGAGGACACGGATCGTGGATTCACAGGCGTTAACCAAAGGCTTCAGTCCAACCAACTCCAAGAGGGTGAGGTTAGGGAGTCGCTGAATGGGCGGATGGAGGGATATTGGAGGCCCCGCAAAGGGATTGTAGAAAAGACCAGTGCGTTGACTACTGGTGAGACTCCGTTGCAGTTGCCGTTCTATTTGATTGATGTGGCGAAGACGATTTCCAATGTTACGGTTCCGGTTACTGGGACGGTGCGCCTTACGGTTACTGGACATGGGTTTGGGGCTGGGACTTCGGGTTGGGCTACGATTGCTGGATTGGACGCTTCGTTTAATGGCAGCTATGAGCTAACCTACTTTGATGCTGATACGCTCGACTACACGATTGCAGGAGTGACTACCGCGCCAACTGATGTGGATGGCACACTGTCCCAGATGCAGATTAACGACACGGCAAACGCCAACGTAAGGGCTTCATGCCTGTTCAGCGATCCCAATACCGGGAATAAGGAGTATATCATTGTTGCACTGGATACCGTCGCCAAGAAGGTTGATCTAGCTACGTTTGCCATTACTGACATCCCTTACCCGATTGGGCAGGCTTTGGGTGCAAGCACCGAGATGATCCAGTTGTTCGACAAGATCATGCTGTTCCGTGACGGGCAACAGGCGTTTGAGTGGTATCCCAATGGAAGACCAGTGCTATCTGCGTCTCAAGCAGGCAGCGTAGACGTAATCATAAACGTTCGTGATCATGGGCTTTCGGTTGGCGCGACAATTACTGTAAGCGGACTTACTGGCGGAACTCCTGCTAATGGAACATTCTTGGTGAAGTCAATTGTTGACGAAGACTCGTTCATATACGAATTCACATCAAGTCAGACGCAGGTTTTTGGTGTTGATTCGGCAATTGCTACTGATGGTTTCACCCTATCTCCGGGTGGCGAATACACTCAACCACAAATTTTCAATGTAAACGGCCTCGCCATTACGGCATTGGACGGCTTGGTGACAGTCAGTGTTGATGGCAATCTTACCCTGAAGAAAGGGGATATTGTTTCTGTCTATGAATGCACAATACCAGAGTTTGAATTGCTAATCGGCAAACAGCTTTATATTGAAAGTGCATCATTAACTGAAGTTAAATTTTACGCTCCAGTTCCAAACTTCACGCAAGACATCGTATCTGCATATCAAATCGGAACTACCGTAACTGCGAACGTAAAAGGTCACGCCTTTGCAGTAAGCGACTCAATTAGCGTTGCTGGACTGACTGGAATCCATGCAGGGACTACCCCGCCAAATGGAACCCAGACTGTAACAAGTATTAGTGGGGATGTGTTTACCTATACAACAACAGCAGCGTTGCCATACTATACCATTCCGACTCCATTGAATGCCACTGCCGCATCGTGGGCGTCTGGTGGAATAATTACAATTACGATCAACTCTCATGGATTTGCGGATAATGGATGGGCTGAAATCAGCGGATTTACTGGGGCCGATAGCATTCTGAATGGAAATCGTTTTTTTACACGGGTAAACAGCAATCAGCTTTCCTTTGTTGTGGCTGGATCTACGTCTGTAACGTATCAGACGCCAATCCTGTCACAAATGAAATACGATTTAATAACTACTGGAGCGACGGCTATTAAGCCATTACGCAGTTCGTTACAGATTGAAGTTGGCGGTCAATTTAGTGCCGGAGGCGGGTTTATGCATCAGCCCGGAGCGCCATGGGGAGTTCACTTTCAAAGACGTTTATGGGTTCCGTATTACTACAAGCAATCGGGACCATACAATGCTCCCACTTATACAAGTCGTAAGATTACTGATGAAATATCCGTATCGGATATTCTAGACACCACTACCTTTGATCAAATCGAGAATCAATTCCGTATCAGTGGTGGAACTGCGGACTATGTGGTTGGAATGCATGGGTTTTATGACGATGCACTGATTGTTTTAAACAGAAACAGCCTACATATTGTTAAAGGAACGCTTGGGAGCCTTCTGGATGTTACGGTTAAAGAGCTTACCTCTGAGATTGGGTGCTTGGCTAGAAAATCTGTTGTCATGCGCGGGAATGTAATGATGTTTTTGTCTGACGATGGAGTCTATGGCATTGAATTCCTCAACGATTACAACCTCCGTGGGGCTGATGAGCCAATTTCCAAAAATATTCAGCCGTATATTGATCGGATTAACAAAGATTACGCTGACAAATCAGTAGGAGTGCTGTTTGACAACCGATACTACCTTGCCGTTCCGCTTGATTCCGTTGCCGGAGCTAATGATGCCAGAGGAAACAACTCGATTCTTGTGTTTAACTTTCTCAACAAAGGTTGGGAGTCATTGGATACCTTTGGAGACTCCCGGTTCCTGATCGAAAACTTCGTTCTGGGCAGTGCGGGTGTAAGAAACAACATCTACGCAGTGACGGCAAACGGTGGACTGCACCAACTTGAGGCTGTTGATAGTTCAGTTGATCGTTTTAGCGTATCAAACGTGGGAACATCAATTGTGACGCCAACCATTAACTCGTCATTAACCACTCGCGGGTATGATTTAAAGACGATGGAGCGCAAAAGGTTTACTGACGCACAGATTGTCATGCAGAACCTCGCTGGAGAAACTGGTGAGTATATGATTGCCTTCGCATCTGAAGATCCAGACAACGCTTCTGAGATCGGAACTACCACACAGTTCCTTGGCGGCACTATATTAGCTCCTAGTAGTGTTGGTGAAGCGGAAACAGCTGGCATTAGGTGCAGGCTTGGTGGAATTCGAGGCTATACAGGCACAATGATCTTGACAAGAACGGTTGGTTCACCCAAGGTGAACTCCATTAAGGTTGCTGGATCAGTAACAAACAGACAAATTCTCTCACAGAAGTAAATCATGGGCGCGGTAAATACAACTTACACCTTCACTGCTACTGACACGATCACTAGCACGAAGATGAATAACATCATCGACGAGACCACGATGACTGATGACGCTATCATTGGAACTACGCTTGAAGTTGCAGCAGGGAAGTTGAAGATTCGCTCTCAAGGCATTACGTCTAACGAACTTGGAGCGGGATCAGTGAATCCGTCGGCAACCACATTTGCCGATTCATTATTGCCATCTGGAGCAGTTATGGCATTTGCCATGAATACGGCTCCATCCGGGTGGCTGGGAGCTGATGGGGCTTCTGTCAGCACAGCAACATACGCCACACTGTTTGCGGCTATTGGATATACATACGGAGGGTCTGGCGGATCTTTTAATCTTCCAGATCTTCGTGGGTATTTTGTTAGAGGTAGTGGTACTAATTCAAACGGAACCGCATCTGGTTCATTTGGAGCAAAGCAAGCCGATATGGTTGGACCTCATACTCATAGTGGATCATATTTTAAAGACGGATCTGGTTTAACAGTAAACACCACTGGTGGTGGACCACATGCAGTTTCAGTCATACCAAATAATTCAGGCACTGAAACCCGCCCTAAAAACATTGCGATGCTTTACTGCATCAAGCAATAATGAACCAGCACTTTGAAAAAGCAGCAAAGACATATGGCGAAGACTTTCAGAAACTACTTGGCTGGCATTTATGCTTTGGCATTGTGGTTTCTGATGTTGACAGCTTCTGCCTTGGGTTTTTCTCGCAAGAAGACTCTCCAGAAGAAGCCTGTGAATTTCACCATTGCGACACACTCTTTGTCACCATGTGCGTTGGTGATATGCGGAAAGCACTTGGAAAATTTCTCGATGACTTCAAATACATCGCATTCCGGCGTGAGTTTAAGAATTTACCACGGATAAGGTCATACGACATTCAACAATTTTACTCTAAACTTAAATAATACAAGAATATGGGAAGCAAACCTAAGAAAGTCGAAGCTCCAGAGGCTGATTATGCCGCTGATATTGGGAAGTTTGTATCAGCTTATGGTGGTGCGCTTCCGCAAGTCCTTGCATTTGAGAAGCAATTCCGTCCAGAGTTCCAAAAGCTTAATCTTGGGGATATTTCCAGCTTCCTTGGTGGTGTTGGTAGGCAAGAAGGCTTGTTTGGTTTGAGTCGTCGTGCATCCGAAGAGGCGTCCCGTCAACTTGGAGCAACCCGTGAACAAGAGCTTGGTCAAATGGTTGGGCAAGCACCTCTTACTCGCGGAGTTATGCAGGGGTTGTCTCCAGAACAAGCTGCTGTTGTTCAAGGATTCTCTCAAGAAGCCGAAAGGTCAAGGGCATCAGCGCAAGGCGTAAGCCCTCAAGAGCGTCGAGGTTATGAACAACAAGCCCGTGAAAGCTTTCAGTCATCTGGAAGGCTTGGCGGAAACCTTGGAATTGTTGGAGAAGCAATGGGTCGTGAAGACGTTATGGCTCGTAAACGCGCTGAAGCCGCACAAGCTGGTGGTCGTGCGTATGAAGCAGCTCAAGGATTCTACACTCAGCCGGGACTCTCAATGCTAAGTCAACAGCCACTCTCGTATCAATCTGGGCAGCAATTTCTTGGAATGGGGATGGGGCAAATTGGTCGAGGAACACCGGGATTGATTAATCCAGATATGGGGCTTAACCTTGGTGCTGCTGAAAGGCAGAACATGCTTCAAGCTCAAGCTGCCAACGCGCAAGCACAGGCATCATATAGTTCTGGTTTGTTTGGTGGGCTTGGCGCACTAGGAGGTGGTATTGCTGGAGGGCTTGGAGCGATGGGAGGCGCGGCGGCGGGAGCAGCACTGATTTAATGACAAAACTTGAAAAAACGAAAGAGCTGATCGCGGCTGGCGCAAAGAATTTTCCGAAAGGAATGGTTTGTTGGTCAGGCGGCAAAGATAGCATGGTGTTGCTGCATATCATGCGTAGCATGGGAATTCAATTGCCATTGGTATTTTTTCGTGAACCGTGGCAACCATCAAAATATAAGTTTCACGATAAGATCACCCAAGACTGGGAGTTGCTTGTTTACTCATGGCATCCATATCAATCGGCTTTTCAACAAGAAGGAGATGAATGGGAGGTTCAGAATTATTACAAGGTAAACTCAACAATTCTCACATGCCCAACCGGAATTACTGATCCAACAATTAATAGCAAATTTGCTTGTGCTCTGGATATTCTTAAGCGACCTAAACAACATTACCTTGAAGTGCCGTCATTTGACTGCCTGTGGATTGGTCATAAAGGTTGCGATTCAGATCCCATCCTTGGAGGAGACGCCGGAACAAGAATTGAATCTAGGGTGCTTATGGATCAGGCTACTATGATGTTTCCTCTTCGCGACTGGACTCATGCAGATATTTGGGAATACATTGAAAGCAATAATGTCCCATACGATTCGGACCGTTACGAAAAACTTGAGGGGGTCTGGGGCGAGAAGCTAGACAAACTTCATAATGTTGATTACGTTCATGCCTGCACTAGCTGCATTAATCGTAATCCAGAATCTGCTAAATTTGTTCATTGTCCGAAACTCAACATGACTATTGAAAATATTTCATCTCTTGTCCCTTGGGCGGATCAAGAAAAACTCAGCTACATGAAAGACTAAATTTATGGCATTACTAGGATCTTCCGTTGACCCACGCCTGTTTATGCAGGACTTCTCAGGCTTTACCCGCGCTGCTGATATTCAAGCGCAAGGGATGGCTAACCTTGGAGGCCAGATTGGAAGCGGTATCCAGAAATACGGGGAGGCAAAGGCGGAGCGCAAAAAGCTGGATGCTGGAATTAAAGCGACTGTGACTGGTATCGAAAGCGCAATCAAAATGGGCAAAAGCCTTGGCATTGATGTTGAGTCGAGCCTATCTCCATTTTTGGAGAAAATAAACGATCCAAACGTATCTCCAACGGAAGCAGCTGCTTATGCTCAACAAGCGTCGAGTTCTATTAGCAACGTCTTGAATTTTGGAATCAAAGCTCAAGATCAAGCGTCTGAAGCAAATAAACTAAAGCTGGATGCTGCATACAAAAATGAGCAGCTTAAAATTGCTCAGCAAAATGCAAACTCAAGGGCGCAAACTGCACTCGCTTCGGGGAATGCACCACCATCCACATTGGACGTTTCGATTGAAGGGGGAACCCAAAAAATGCAATGGGCCGCAGAGAAAGGTTCCTATGTGCCAATTAATGTGAGCGGATTGGGTGAGGAAAGCACATCAAGTCTTAACAATTTGCCAGCTGCCCTTAAGCCTTTTGCTAAAGATTTTGAAATAGCTGGAGCCAAATATGGAGTTCCTGCTAACATATTGGCTGCTATTTCAATGCACGAAACCGGAAACGGGACTTCATCGGCTTTCCTCAACAAAAACAACGCAATGGGGATCTCTGACGCATCTGGGCCTGTTAAAGTTGAAAGCGTTGCTGAGTCGATTGATAAAATGGCGAGACTCCTTGGTAAAGGCATAAATGAAGGAACTGGACCATATGCAAATGCAAAATCTATTGCTGACATTGCTAATATTTATGCTCCACCCGGAGCTGGCAATGATCCAGGAAATCTAAATCAATTCTGGACACAAGGAGTTACATCAAACATCCAAAAGCTTTCCGAAAACCAAGCGGAACAAGTTGGACCTACTGCTCCACAACCACGATCGCGTCCTGGATTTGCTCCAACAAAAGAAGGAAAAGGAGAAGTCGTTACTGCGGAAGAAGCTCAAAAACGAGTCGAATCTGGGCTTTCCGTTACTTCAACTCCAATTGGAGGTGGCATGGTTCGGATTACTTCTCAAACTGGTTCTCCTAAGCCGTCTCCTGTAATAGAGTCACCTCAATCAAAGCTCCAAACCCAACGACTGCTTGAGCTTGACAAGTCTCTTGGATCACTAAGAGAAGCCGGGACAACTGCATCTCTTGATGTGGAGCCATTAAAAGAAATTACAAATCTTTTGAACACGAATGTCAAAACCGGATTTGGACGAGAAACATTAATGCAGGCAAAGAAGATTTTTGGACAAGATGTGTCAAGTGAGGAGGATTTCCAAGCGAGAGTTGGAGCAGAAGCAATGAAGAACATTGCTCTCACCAAAGGAGCGATTAGTGACAGAGAAATGGATTACTTCAAAACTGTATTGTCTCCAAATATGGGCAAGACAACAGAAGGTAACAAGAAAATTATTGATTTCCGCATCAAATACGCAAATCGAGCAAATAAAATTGCCAAAACGATTTCAAGTTTGCAAAAAGAACAAAAAGATCCATATGAAATCCAAGAAGCTGTTGATCAAATCATATCTTCTGAATCCCTCTTGACTGAAGAAAAAACTCCAGAGAGGTCACTGAGTGCAAATGAAAGGCTCCGGCTTAAAATAAAGCCACAAGGAAATCGCTAATGGAACCTGAATCTGATATTGCAACGCTTGAGTCCGAGGCAACCAAGGAGTATCTTGCGAAAGAAGCCGAGAACATCAAGATGGCAGAAATGTCTTTGCGTCCACCAAATTGGCAAAATCTTGAATTGAATGATCCAAGAATTGGTGGGGAATTTGTAATTCCTGAATTCAATACCGAAGAGGGAATGAAGGTTCGCGGAATCCTTGATGATAAAGGAGAGGCGACTCTGTTTGGTGAAGATTACCTCATGTTGGAAGATCAAGGCCTTCTGAAGGATGGTGCGCTTACGGAAAAAGGAATTGCATTCACCACTCCAGAAGAAGAACTATTCAACACTGCTGAATGGGTTGATAACGGGATGACCTTGGGTGAAAGTCCCGAAAAAGAACGCATTTACGCAATCCGTCGCAAAGCTGGTCTTGATAAGCCTGAACCATCCGAAGACGGGATTTTCACAGAACTGTGGAAGGGCCTAAAAGGATTCGGTGCGGGTGCGGACGTCTTGCTTAGGGGAACGTTTACTGGCAAGCCAATAGAGGAAGTCAGAACGGCTCAAGCGCAAGCGGTTGGTGGATTGGTCAAGGGTGCAGCAGTAAGCTTGCAGAAAACTGCCAGTGCCGTCCAGAAAACGAACGTGTTTGGACAAGACATCGGATTGCTTCCGACTCTTGAGAAGATCGGGCTAATGTCCAAAGAAGAAGCTACAAGGCGAGAGGACCAGATAGCATACGAAACAGAGATGCTTGACAGGACTCTTCGTGATACGAGTTCTGTTGAATTGGCCGAAATTGTAGGTGCTGGCGATGAGGTTGCTAACGCAGTTGAAGCGACACGGCAAAACTATGTTGCGCAATTCGGCGAAAAAGACGGCGACAAGAAATTCACTGAGTCACTAAACAATTACGAATCAGTGGGACAAGCTGGTGGCGACGTTCCCGGATTGGCTTTGGGCATGGCGACTGTTGGTCTTGGTGCTGGATTCAGAATGATCAGAACGGCGGATGCAACAAGAAAAGCTGAGGCTGGACTTGCTGCTGTTACTCAAGGCCGAAGATTGACTGAGGCAAAAACTCTTGCAACATCTGCCGCGCAAAAACTCTCTGATGATATCTCGCTTACTTCTGGCAAACTTGATGATGCAGTTAAAATTGGTGATTCTGCAAAATCTGTGGAGTTGACGGAAAAACTAAATACTCTCACGTCTCAGTTTGACGAGCTTGGATCTCAAATCAACAAGATTGATGATGGCATAAAAAACGTCAGTGATTTCGCAAACAAAACCGAAGTTGGTATTGATTCAATCAGGACGGCAGGAGATGCTTCTCGTCGAGTTGCATCTGGTGCGATAAAGGGAGTTGCTGTTGGCGCGGAAAAACTTGGTGCTGGAGTGGCTAGCTTGAACAGTTTTGTGAGAAAAACAGAAAGGCTTTTTGGATTCAATGGTGTTCCAAAGGTTATTCAGGCGGCAACACTCATGACGAATCCTGTTGCATTTGGAGTTTATGCAGGAACTAAAGTCGGCCTTATTGTCGCTCCTGTTGTTTTACGCAAAATGGGGAATTTTGGTCGAGTTATGAGCGAGGAAATGCTTGAACGCACAAGCTCAACTCCATTCTTTAAGCGTGTTGCAGCCAATGAAAGCGTTGGAGGGCTTGGCCGTGCTGTTGCATCATTAGGAGATTATTCGTCACCATTGGCTAGAGGTGTTGTTGGCGTATCAAAAGGAGTAGCGCAAACAGCTCCGGCGACTCTTGTTTACAACGCCATCAATGAACAAGGAGTTGACGAGACTACCGTTGCCCGTGCTGGACGAGACGCGCTTATTTTTGGCTCGCTTGGCAGAGTCATTGGTGGAAAGAAAAACATGGATCAGGTTAATGCTGATCAAATGTTCAATTACCGAAATAAATTGGACGCTGATCAGATTGCTGTGTTCGATCAGCTTAAAGATCGTGACTTTAGATATGCGTTGTCAGGTCTTGACGCTGCATATCCGGGGATGTTCAAGTGGGAAATCGCGCAATCAGGGAACAACTTTTTTGATCCTGCAAATCGCCGTGCCGTTGTAAACATCAACGACAAAGTTGGATTCCTCAAGGAAGTGGCAATGCATGAAGCTGGTCATATGATTCAACACGTTTGGCAAAATGATTCCGCTATCGTGTCAAGAATGCTGGGAGACGAGACAAGATCCGGCCTAGTTCGTAATGTTGATGGGACACTTGACGCCGAGTTCAGCGCATGGTCGCAAGAGTATAATAATCTGCGCGAACAAAATGGAATCAGTCCAGCCGATCTAAGTGAACTGGCAGTTGAGTATTTCACGGATCAAGGCGTAAAAACGCTTCTTGAGGATACCTTGAAGGGGAATCTTTACAAAGAGTCCAGAAAGACGCCACTCCGCAGGTCTGTCGAAAACACGTTCAGAACCTTGTTTAACGCCACCCCCATCGTTAAGAACTTGCACTTCAAGCTTGGCGGGGCGACTGATGCAACTGGGCGCATGGTAATGGGGACGGGATTGCTTGCTGACGGGTTCCGTGAGATTCCAGAAGTGAAGTCCATGGTTCGTCAGATGTATCGTGAAACATCGGGCAAGCCAAGTGCAACAAGACCGCCGAGGCTTGTTGATGTGGCGTCAGACAATCCAAAGCATTATGGAGCAGACCCAGCCATTAAGAACGTCAATGAGCAGATTGTGGCTCGCGGAGAGAAGCTTCCTGACAATGTTCTTGTCCCAGACGAAAATGGAAATGGCGAAGGATTTCTTACCTCCGATCACTTAAAGGCTTTGGAAGAGGCTGGCGTGATTGATAACGGGAGGTTCGGGGAAGCGTTATTTCTGCAAGACGCACTAGAGGCATCACAAAAACACGGACTTCTAGTTACAAACAAACCATTCCAGCAAGGCCGTTCTGTTCAGATTGAAGGAATTGCTGAAGGATATGTTGTTCCTACTAAGTGGGTTCTAAAGAAAGGTCGTTTATATCTTGAGTCAATGGATCTTCGCCAGCTTGAGAAAAATGTCAAAAGAGCAGCGAAAAACAATATTGCAAAAGAACTCGGACTAAAGCCTAAGTCTATCTTGGAGGATATTGAAAAGTCTGTCGAGATTCAGAACTCTGGAAAGTCAACCGATGCATATTATCAAAGCGTTGACCCTGCAAATTGGGAAAGGCGCAAAAACTTCATTAACTCGGTTCTTGGGCGGCAAACAAAAAGACAATTGAGCATTAACCCGCTCATGTCACAGGTTTCACCAGATCCGGTTACTGGCATCTTTAGGACGTTTGCATTTGATCGAATCCAAAGCGCAATCAAAACTAGTGGCGACGTTGTGATTCCGTTTGGCCCAAGCTCTTATTACAGCATCAAAAATAACCTGATGCCGCAGTCACCAAGGTTCAATCGCAACGGTGAATTGATTCCTGAAGTTTCTGGCGTCAAACTCATGCCTCAAAGCAAGCCAAAGGTAACAAGGCTTGCTGCCGAGTTGGCCAAAAAAGCAAAAGTTTCAGTGTCAAAGGTAAGAGGTTCTGGGGTTGATAATTCCATTACTCCCAATGACATCCGTGCATACATTCAAGAGCAGGAAGGCAAATTCAAGCCACTTGCCTTCCAAAAAGAACCTCCAATGGCAGTTGATCCAACTATTTCTGATTTGGTTGGAAGCGAGGTGAACTATCAAGGACAAACTGGAATCATTATTGATGACAGTGGAAGACCCGCATTGCAAGGAATTGATGGGAACACTTACGAACTCCCATTTGGTTATTTTACAGACCAAAGTTCAAGAGAAGTTGGTCTTATTCCAACTGGGAGGAGAGCTGTCGATAAAAACAATTTAATCAAAGAATTTGAGGAAACATCTAGGACGGAGCTTCAAAAAATCTTTGGATACATTGATGATAACGCCGATAAGATTTCAGAACTTGCAGAACTTGGGAATTCAGCTAAAAGAGTCAAGGGTCGCAAGTCTGAAATCGTGCGTGATACTCCAGACTTTCAACAATACGTTCGTGGGGTGACGGATCAACAAATACTTCAAGCATGGGACAGGACGGAGAAAGCACTTGATCAAGCGAGAAAATCAAAAAACATAGGAAATGAAGACATCCAATCAATCATCAATAAGTTCGAGGGAGACATCAGAAACATCGAAAAGCTTGCAGAAGCAATCGACGTTTTCAAGCAGCAACGCGTTTCTCGTCAGGTTGTTGGCCAAGAAGCGACGACAAAAGTATCAGGAACAAGCAAAGCCGATTTGATATCTCAAATGGAGATCGAATCGAGGGCGGCTGGAGCAAAAAATAAAGCCTTAAACATTAAGATTCCAAGTAGCACGCCAACTCGGACAGCCTCTCCTATTTCTTATCGTCGTGGCAACAAAGAGTATCGTGATTCTGCGCTTGCTAAAAGCATTTCATTTGCTATAAGCGGTCTTTCTGAAAAGTCCGACAAGTAAAATGACAAGTAAAGATCCAAACGAAAAGCTCAAGGCCGAATACGTTGACGAACGCGAGGCCAAGGCAGCGTGGTTTCTTGAGGTCAAGGAACGTGCAAAGCTGAATCCCGGAACGTGCGTTGAACACTACGCCCCTAATAAGGCCGCAATGGCCCTGTGGCTGGCCGCACAAGGCGCGAGGATAAGCGACATCCAAAAGGCGACCGGACTCGGTAGAGAGACGATTAGGGGGCTTCAATGGCGT